GATCGACTTCGTTTTACAAGACCATCTCAATATTCATACTATAACATTTTCATAGGAGATAATTATGAACAATTTAATTGCTAAAAAATTACGTCAAACCGAATTGCGTAAACTTCGCAAAAAGGCAATCAAGATTCAAAACCAAAGTCCAACAAAGGTTCCGATGGTTGAAGCGATGAAACGAGCAGGAAAGAAACCCGAAGATGTTTGATTACACCAAATTGTGGTATAATGCTATCACAGCATATAACAATTCTACGTCTGAATGGGCTAAATCTTATTGGCTCGAGGTTGCATCTAAACTCGCTCAAAACGCTGATAAACAATAATTATAAATAGGATAACACCATGGCAGATGAAATTGAAGGATTGACGAATGTGATATACGATGAGATGTTAGGAGAATATCTAGCGTCTCTTCAGAAAGATCGTATCAGGGCATTAGCACAAGGTAAGGTCATTGCGACTAAATACAACGAAGTGCTAACAATTAATGAGCATTTGAATACCCAGTTGATTTTAACTCAAGAACAATTGAGCCATAAAACAAAAGAACTTGATAAGCTAAAGAAGAGAACGCCAAAAAATGCAAAGTCTAAGGACATTTCTGAGTGAGGATGCGAACGGTAAAAATCTGCATCTAGAGCACATTGAGGACGAGATCCTCAACTTCGGCATTGGTGGTGCACGCGGCTCTATCAATTTTCTCAGATCTCTTAGAGATATGTTGGCTGGTAATTCGCGATCCTCGATCAATATGACGGTCAAGTGGGATGGCGCACCAGCCATTTTTGCAGGTATCGATCCTTCAGATGGTAAGTTCTTCATTGCCAAGAAATCTGTTTTTAACAAGACACCACTCCTTTATAAGACGCAAGCGGATATTTCTTCCGACCCCAAACTACCTGCGTCTCTCAAACCAAAATTCAGTATTGCCCTGCGCGAGTTTTCGAAGCTGGGTATTACGAATGTCCTCCAAGGTGATCTGATGTTTACATCGGCTGACTTGGAGTCCGATATGATTGATGGTCAACGTCACACGACTTTCCAACCAAATACGATCGTCTATGCAGTTCCTCAGGGATCGCCACTGGACGCCAAATTTAAAAAAGCAAAGATCGGTGTAGTTTGGCATACAACATATTCTGGACGCTCCCTCCCCGAAATGAAAGCATCATTTGGTGCTAACATTCGCAATCTTCGTAAGTCGTCTTCCGTTTGGATGGATGATGCTACATACCAAGATGAATCGGGAACAGCAACCTTCACTAAACAAGAGACCGCACAAATAACTGCTGTCCTCTCAGGTGTGGGTAATACCTTCAGAAAAATTGATGCGTACAAACTAAATGCATTCCTAAACTATCAAGCTGGGTTTACTGGTAAGATGGTGGGTGCAAGTGTGAAGACCTACATCAACTCAAAGGTTAGAGAGCAAGCAGACTTGAAGAAGTCTCATGCTGCAGGTTACAAAGCATTTGTTGCTGCAAAGTACGACAAAGAAATCGCCAAACTAAAGACTGAGAAATCTCAACAGGCACTCACTGATAAGAAGACTGCCGCGACTCAACTTGCAGATGAATACCAAGAGTTACTTGGCAACATCTTTGAGTTTATGGCTGGTATCGTCTCTGCAAAGAATATGATTGTGAACAAACTGGACAGAGTAAAGAGTATCGGCACATTCATCAGAACAACTAATGGATTCAAAGTCACAAACCCAGAAGGGTATGTTGCTATCGACCGTGTTGGTGGTAATGCTGTTAAACTTGTTGACAGAATGGAATTCAGCTACAATAACTTCACCGCTATAAAGGCATGGGACAAATGAGTAAGACATTAGTATTCGCATTCGGACGCATGAATCCTCCGACCGTCGGTCACGGTAAACTGGTTCAGAAGGTGAAGCGCATTGCTGCTACTAATCGCGCTGATCACCTCATCATTGCCAGTCACTCTTTCGAGAGTAAAAAGAATCCTCTAGATCCAAAGCTGAAGTTGAAACACCTCAATGGTATGTTTCCGAACACCAACTTCAAGCTATCAGATAAGATGAATCCCAACTTTATTTCCCAGCTTAAATTGTTGACTGGGAAATACGACCACGG